ATACCTTCAGGAGCGCCTGTAGGAATGCGCCCACCTAATTTACCTTCGGGCGGCGCAGTAACAGGAGCGGCGGGTATGTTACCCATATCTGGCGGCGTCACTACCGCTGGGCGCACAACAGGCGGAGCACCACCAATGCCAGGCACGACCTGTTGAACCTCATTTTGAATTGTTTGAAGATGTGGCTCTAAATATTTTTGAAATGTTGTTGCCTGCGTAGCCAAAGCGCGCAATTCTGAAGGATCTGGTTTATCCCCTAACATGGATGCCCAAGGACTTTTACTAATATGTTCTTTTAATTTATCAAACCCTTTTCCAGTTTGAAGAACACCTGCCGCCAAATCCCGCGTCATAGTAAGATCAGCCATTGCTTGTTCTGTTTTAGCTTTTCCTGCCCCAGCTAATAAAGTAGGTAATTCAGCTTGAAAGCGTTGCTGTCTAATAGACGCATCACTAGCTTGATTAGCTGCCATAGCTGCGTGTGCTTTAGCTTGTTCTTGTGCCGAAAGAACTTTCATGCCTAACGTAGGCGATATTTGATACGCTTGAACCAGTGATTGCCGTGAAAGCGGATCAAATCCTTGTTGCGTAGCCAGATTTCTATACGATTCCTCTTCTTGCCGCGCGCGTTCGTATTCAGCTAATTGCTGTTGAACTAATTCTTGCTGTTGAGCGCGCGCGCCCATCATCTGGTATTGCGCCAGCATGTTCGTAAAGTCAGTGGGCGTGTTCGCTAGGACGTTGCGCGAAGCTATTGTGTAATCTACTGGCATTTATATCACCTTAAAATCCTGGCGCACCAAATGTCGGAGCACCTTGGAATCCTGGGGTAAATCCTGGCGCATAAGATGGCATACCGTTTAGATAACCTGTTTGATTAGCATAAGTAGACGTTCTAGCTGGAGCAAATTTATCCGCCATGCCATACGCCATCATAGCGTTAACTGGCGTCTGTAGCGCGCTCTGAAGCGCAGACGCGCCGCCCATGTAGCCGGAAGCGCGGGCTTGGCCTACATTCTCTATCGCAGACGCATAAGGGTTAGCTGCGGCTAGGCGTGTCATTTCAGGACTTGCAAGACCACCATAAAGGCCAGCAATCGTGTTGCCCGTGTTAGACGCCATAGTGCCGAGGTTAGCGCCGAGGCCAAACTGATTGCCGGAGAGCTGACCGCCCATTGAACCCGCTAATTGCGATACCGTTCCGGCTGCCCCTGCGCCTCTGCCAGCAAGACCCGTAAGACCTTGCGTAACCGCGTCACGATTAGCCATAAAGCGATTATAAGCGTTAGTGTATTCCTGACTGCCAGCTTCCTGACCATAGCGTGTAGCTGCTTTTAACGCGCCGCCAGACCCAGCTAAACCGCCTGCACGGGCGGCGTTAGTCATGGCTTGCTGACCTTGCTGGAACCTGAACGCATAGCCAGGATCCATCTGAAGCTGTTCATAGGTAGGCTGTTGCGTATATGCGCCGCCAGGGCCAAAGAGCTGTGCAAGTTGATTTGTAGCGCCCGCGCCTGTGGTCGTATATGGCTCTTGAGCTGCGACGCCTTTGCCGTAAAACTCGCGCGCAGTTTCAGCGCCTGTGCGGCCTTGAGCTAGAAGATCTTCACGGCCCTTATCATAGTAGCCACGCGCCTCTGTTGCGCCCTTCTCAGCCATCTGACGCGCTTGCTCAAGCGCTTGCTGTTGAGCGATGTAGCCCAACATGCCGCCCTGTTGAGCGGCTTGGGCCTGTGTGCCAGCCGCACGCTGTGAAGCCGCATAGCCCGCCCCACTACTGAGCGCGCTTGCTGCGGTGCTTCCTAAAAGGGCTAGTGTGAACGGATCCATAATGCCTCACTATAATACTAGGTCTTGATGATGTCACTCATACAAAATGTTAAATGAGCCTGCGTCTAAAGTATTAGTTCCTGACGTGATGATACGAACGCGGTCTAATGTAGCGGATAAATCTTTTATGCCCGCGCCTGTCGTAACTGATATTGAGGTGGTAAAACCAAGGCTACCTGACTGCGCCCATATACCAGTAGTGACTAACGTAAGGACAACAATCCCATTAAAAGTAAACGCAGAGTTACCACTTTTAGCTATCAAGAACCCCGTGCTATACGCAAACGAGTTAACACTCGCCAACCCGTCCGTTAAAGAAGACGCCGCGCCATTATATCCGCTAGTAGAATATCCGCTAGAAGATCCGATCTGAAGAAGCAGATCCTCCGTCCCGCTTAAAGACACCGCGTTCAACATAACAGTTATGCGTTTTACCCAAGACGGGATACTTGTAAATTCTGAGCTTGTGCCGCTTGTTGTGGCTTTTGCAGTTTCCGACGTAATTGGCCTATATACGCCGCCAATCAAACTGTTCTTACATAGCACACCGCCAACAGTAACGCCCGCCGAAGCAGTCTTTTCGGCTATAGTGTCTACTTTCAGCGTGTTAGAAACAGAAACGCCTGCCGAAGCGGTTTTTTCCGCTATAGTATCAACGCTTAGTGTTGTGCCGATGGACGCTGATGTTGTGACCGTAAGCGAAGATCCAGCCGTTAAAGTCGTGCCGGACGCGATAGTTGTGCCTGATGTGATAGACGTGCCGCCAGTAATAACGCCCGAAGTTTTAAGCGCGCCTGTGATGTCCAACTCAACGGTAGGGCTGGCGTTTTTAATGCCAACATAGCCGGAGCTAGTGCCATAAACCAGATTGGTGCTATTAGCCGCTAGGATAAGCCCTCTTGCGCCCACAGAAGATAATGTAGAGTTAGACGCATTAGCGGAAAGGGTAGCGTATGATGTGCCGCCTGCGGATGAAATTTGGAGCGTGCCGCCTGCAATATCAAGCGCACTACCAGGGCTGGCAGTTCCTATACCGACTTGGCCTGTATTATCAACGGTGAATAACGTAACTGCGGGATTCACGGCGTCAGGAACTTTTATAACTGCGCCAGTGCCTGACTGCGTTATAGTTAACGCGGTGCCAGATGAACTTGTGTCAATCGTGACGTTACCTGAAAGAACTGGCGACAAACCTGACGTAGGAGCTGAAATATTATCAACTGTCCAAATTTCAGTGCCGTCTGCGTCAGTTAATTTAAATTTATATGTAGAAGAACCAAGCCAGATATTAGCTTCACCGCGTGAATCAAGCACAATCGGATTGCTGTTAGCCGTCGCGCCGGTCGAATCCGTATAGGTCGCTTGCGGCGTGGTCGTGCCAGCCGCGTAAGTATAGAGAAAACCGCCTGCAAGCGGGACGCCAGCCGCGTCGATAAATTGAGCTTTGGCTGTTGGCGATACAACGGTCATTTAGACACCTACACAACTTGTTACGGTCAGGATGACCGAAGGAATAGCGGGAACTGGACTAGACGCAGCCACATACGGAATTGTAATACTCGTATCGTCAACTGAATAAATCAGCTCAAAATAATCGCCTGTCTGAAGGTTTAGCACGAAATTCCACGCCGCAACAGTGGCTGTGCCGCTACCGCCGCCTATGGTAATTCTTGTAGCTGAATCGTCTACATTGACGCCATTAATACGCGGCCAAATATAAATATCATGCTCACCGCCGCCTGACTTAAGCAATTGCGCCGAGAACTGAAAATTATATGTAGCTGTGTTGTCTACATAGACTTGCGAAGTAACCGAACCAAGATATACGCCATAGGTCAAATCAGACCCATCCGCGCGGGTATATGTATTATTGAATGTTATGGCGTATGCCGTGTTAATTGCGGCTGGCGTAAAAGTTGTTGTGCTATAAAAAGATCCGTATCGTCGGCCAGCTTCTAACGCTATGTAGGTATTAAAGAACCAACGATACCAAGGCCGATTAACAAACCCTGTAGAATCGTCATTCATTTTGACGCGGGCTGCGGGGATCTGTGTGTTGTTATCGACCAGATTAGGCATTGGTCGGGCTCACATGCAGTTCAGCGCCCATGATAGCGATCTGAACAGGATCAGTGCCCGATATTTCGTAGACCCTATCGCGGAGTTTTAAGGTCATGCCAAGCCGCCGCCAGATCGTGCGGTAGCCTGTCTGACCAATCTGACCCATAGACTTCCAGTGTTCGTTAGACCAAGTATGACCACCGTCATCAGACCAGCGCAACATGACTTGTGGATCAGCCCCAACGGTGACGGTATAATCGGCATAATCTCGTATCAATAAAGGAGATCCAGCGCGGTCAAGAATAAAATCGTGCGCGCGGTCGTAAATATAAATAATCTCGTTGACTTCCTCCTGGCTGTAGCCAGACAAGCCAACACCGGCCTGACAATCGAGCTGAAGACTATGTTGCGTCGAACGGTTTAAATTGTTCTGGCCTGTAGGTATAGCGCGCCATGAGCGTAGCCATTTTTGCGTTGTGCCCGCTTCAGAATAAACAGTAGGATCGTAAGCGTATATTTCGCCTGACCGATAATCCCCTATAACAACTTCATTATTGAAGTTCATCTGACAATTACCGCGTGTGCGGGTAAACTGGTCGTTTTCCCATCCGGCGCGTTCATGCCATGCGCCGGTCGCCACGTCATAGACCCATGTCGTATCGGCGGTAGGGAAGTTTAGAACGTAGAAGCTATGACCGTCCTGTTGATAAGTATAACCCACAGCGTCCGATAGATTCGAATATTGTTGGATCTGCCATTCAACAGCGTGCGTAGATATGCGCTCGCCGGAGTAGCCTTTTGAGCGATACACAATGCCGTTACCGCGTTGATCAGCGCCAAGCCAAAACAGGCCGTTGTCAAGCTTGGCTACTGAGTAGGCGGCAAGACAGCCTATTTCATTAAACGCGCCTTGAATACGCGCCATAGGAAAGTCAGGCAATCCGGCATCATACCAGACTTCAACTGAGTTAGTGCCAAACAGCCAGATTTCACGATGATCTACAATCAGCGTGACAAGATTGTCCGGCGAGCCTTCAGCGCTGGCAAAGTAAAGCGGGTCAATAGTCGTGCTTGTTGAGTCTAAAACCCAAAAGATTTGGCTATCTGGCTGATTATAAACGAACCATCCATCAAGAAAACCACAACCGACAGCCCCTTCAAAAGG